AGAGATCGGAGCATCGGGAGCTATGAAATTACCAATAACAATTGAATATAACTCAGGCGAGAGTGCAACTTATATTGCGCAACCGCCTGAGTGGGCTAAATGGGAAAAGGCAACTGGTCATTCACTTGCAAAAGCCCAGGAAGTCATTGGCATTTGGGATTTGATGTTTTTGGCATATAACGCGCATAAGCGCGAAAGTGCCGGAAAGCCAGTCAAGTCATTTGAGATTTGGATGGAAACAGTTGCAGATGTTTCAACTGGAGCATCTGACCCAAAAGCCACATCCCAGGAAGCATAAGGCGGACACTGGTTGAGTTAGCAATCGAAACCGGAATTCCGATGCAATACTGGGATGATGCAGACGACATTGCAACAGCCGCAGAGATATTGGAGATGAGAAATGGCAGAGGAAGGGCTGACTTATGACAAAGCCCAACTTAATCAACTCATCAGAGCCTTCAAAGCGATGGATGATGAGGCTGCAAAAGTGGCTGCTGAAACTGGTTTTGAATTCAGCAATTGGGTCGCTGCCGAAATCCAAAAAACCGCTTACAGTCGTTATGTCAATCCCACAGCAGTCCGCCGCATTGTGGATGGAAAATCCATATCGCGCACCTCAAAAGTTGGGCAAATCTCCTATGGTTTTGCTCGTCAGCGTTTTTCAGGCGGAGGCACAACTCGATCTCTCTGGGCTGGCTTTGAATTCGGCTCAAAGCGTTTCAAACAGTTTCCTAGTTATTCAGGTCGGTATGGCAGGGGTGGGCGCGGATGGTTTATCTTCCCGACACTTCGCAGACTTCAGCCTCAATTAGTGAGAAAATGGGAACAGAAATTTGATCAAATTCTTATACCCTGGAAAAGAGGTTATTGATGGCTGGAGATAGAACGCTCAAACTTCAACTCCTCGCGGATACCAAAAACCTAATTGATGGCCTTAATAAAGGCAAAAAAGAATCTGAAACTTTTGGCGACAAAATTGATGCAATCAATAAAAAAGTCGGGCTGGCTTTTGCTGCGATGGGTGCTGCTGCAACAGCAATGGCACTTAAATTCACAAAAGATGCCATTGGCGCAGCTTCTGATCTTGAAGAAACAATATCAAAAGTGGGGGTTATCTTTGGCGATACTGCCGGAGAGATTGATAAATTTGCCAGCACTGCTGCAACAAGGTTGGGGCAATCCAAAACGCAAGCGTTGGATGCAGCCGCAAACTTTGCAATCTTTGGCAAGGCTGCTGGGTTATCCGGTCAAGCTCTTGTTGATTTTTCGGTCAATTTTGTTGCTCTTGCATCTGATCTTGCATCGTTTAACAACACAACTCCCGAAGATGCAATTATGGCAATCGGCGCAGCTCTCCGAGGTGAAGCCGAGCCTCTTCGCAGATATGGTGTTTTGCTCAATGATGCAACGCTCAAAGCGGCTGCAATGGAATTGGGCATTTATGCAGGAAATGGTGCATTAACAGCACAGCAAAAAATTCTCGCTGCACAAAAGGTTATTCTTGAACAGACTGGTTTAGCTCAGGGAGATTTTGAGCGCACTTCTGATGGCTTAGCAAACTCGCAACGCCAAATCACAGCAGCAGTGGCTGATGCCCAAGTTGAATTAGGCCAAGCTCTTTTGCCAGTGATGTTGCAACTGGCAACCTTTACCGAACAGACACTTGTTCCAGCTCTCAGTTCATTCATTGCTGGTCTTACCGGCAAAGGTGGATTGAAAGACGGATTGACTGAAACTCAGAAATCTGCTGAGGCCTGGGGTAAGCGAGTCAGCACAGTCATCGGGGTCATTGTTGAATTGAAAGATGTTGCTCTTGTCACTGCTGGAGTTCTGACAACAATGTTTGTTGTGAGTAAGATTCAAGCAGCAGTCGTTTTGGTAATCAATCTGATTAAAGGTTTAGTCGCCGCGTATAACGCATTAAGGGTGAGCGCGATGGCTGCCGGTATTGCGGTTGCTTTTGCGGCTAATCCGGTTCTTGGTATCGCTGCCGGAACCGCCGCAATTGCTGGGATGGGTTTATTAATTCAACAATTAAACAAACAAAGTGCATCCATTGGAGGCGGACTAACAGGCGCGCAAACGCAAGAAGATTACAATGCATTGGCTGGGGTTCGCACTCCCTTTGCTGGTGTTACAACTTCTGCTTCAACCGGAGGCGGTATTTCAACTGGTGGAGCGACCACATTCCCAACTGCCACAGGTAGCAAAATCACTACAAATGTCAAGCCTGCTCCAACACTAATTGAGCAAGTAAGTGAGGAGCAATTCCTTAAAAGAACAGTTGGAACCGGCAACCAAGATGTAGCTGCATTCAGAATGGGTGAAAATGCTGGCATCACAATTAATGTTAATGCCCCATCAGCCATAGATGAAGAAGGATTTACCCGAGCAGTTATCTTGGCCCTTAATAACTCCACTAATCGCGGAACTGGTGGCGGTGGAAGTCTAAGGACTTCGGCTCAAATCCTATGACCCTCTGGACTCCCGATTGGCGAATCAAAGTCAATGGCACAGAACTAACCTCAGTTACTTTAAGCAATTTAACTATTACCTCTGGCCGTCAAGATATTAACTCACCCACTTCTGCAGGGTATTGCTCGGTTGAGGTTATAAATACCGATGGCACTAATTACTCATTCACAATTAATACTGCAGTTACAATTGAAATTAAAGATACTAGTGGAAATTATATATCTCTCTTTGGCGGTAGAGTTTCAGACTTACGCCAAACAGTAAGAAGCGCTGGATCAAGTGCAGTTATAACTAGTCTTCGCATCACTGCCATTGGATCGCTTTCAAAATTACAAAGAGCTATTTTTGATGGCAATTTGGCTGAAGGGCTAGATGGCGCTCAGATATTAGATTTGCTAGATGATTTGCTTTTAGGCTCTTGGAATGAACTTTCACCAGCTCAAACTTGGGCAACTTACAATGCCACCGAAACTTGGGCTCAGGCTGGCAATATCGGTCTTGGAGAAATTGATGCTGGCGAATATACGATGGTTAGCCGCCAAATTACCGATAGCATAATTGCCCCAATAGCCAATCAAATTGCCAATTCAGCTTTGGGTTATCTTTATGAAGATGCTAATGGTCTTATTGGATATGCAGACGCAAGTCATCGTCAGGATTATCTAATTGCCAATGGCTATACAGATTTAGACGCTTCTCAGGCCATCGCTTCTGGCATCGGCATAATTCAGCGTCAGGGCGATTTAGCCAACAAAATTATTATGGATTATGGCAACAATTTTAATAGCTCCTATACTGCTGAAGACACAACTTCTCAAGCAAGTTTTGGCTTATTTGCCGAGCAATTTAACAGTTATCTAAAAAACGCGGCCGATGTTGAAGATGTAGCAGATCGCCTAATTCAGCTTAGAGCCTACCCGAGAAATACTTTCCAATCCATTACTTTTCCACTTCAATCCCCTGAAATCGATAATGCTGATAGAGATGCCCTATTGAATATTTTTATGGGTCAGCCAGTCAGAATTACCAATCTGCCCCTTAATATCCTAGGTGGCGAATTTACTGGCTTTATTGAGGGCTGGACTTTCAACGCTTCCGTTTCAGGTCTTTCAATTACCTTCTTAGCTACCCCAACAGAGTTCTCGGCCTTTGCCCAACAATGGGCTCAAGTCAATGCGGCTGAAAGCTGGAATAGTGTTCTTAATACGCTAGAATGGCAAGACGCGATAGGAGTTATAAGCTAAATGGCTAATACGACCAATTTCAACTGGGAAACGCCAGATGACACAGATTTAGTTAAGGATGGCGCAGCTGCCATTAGAACCCTTGGCAATTCTATAGACACTTCATTTGTCGATCTTAAGGGTGGCACTACAGGACAAATTTTAAGCAAAGCTTCTGATACCGATTTAGATTATACTTGGATAGCCAATGATCAAGGCGATATAACTGAAGTCCAAGCTGGAACTGGTATTTCCGTAGCTTCAGGAACTGGCCCAATCCCAGTAGTAACTAACACAGTAGCAACGGAATTTGATGCCAAAGGTGATTTAGTAGTTGGAACTGGTTCAGACACATTTGACCGATTAGCCGTAGGCACTGACGGCTACACACTTGTAGCGGATTCTGCAGAAACGACAGGACTCAAGTGGCAGGCTCCTGCTTCTTCGAGTGGCCCAGCATTTAGGGCTTTTGGGCAAACAAGCAATCAAAGCGTTACGGCTGACACTTGGACTAAAGTGCAATTTAATGCGGAAAGTTTTGATACCGATAATTGCTATGACCCAACAACAAATTTTCGATTTACCGCAAATAAAGCAGGTTACTATTTCTTTAATACTGGTGTTTTAGCAATAGCGGAAACTGGAAAATATGTTCAAACCACTATTTATAAAAATGGTTCCGTTTATGACCGAGGAGTAAGAGTTGGAGCCACAGATAATGAAGGTTTAAGTCAACAAGGTGCTTTAATTTATCTAAATGGCACAAGTGATTATGTTGAAGTTTTTTGCATTATTAATGCTGGCTCAGTAAGTGAAGCCTTTGTAAGAGTAAATGAAGTGTGTTATTTTGAGGGAATTTGGATAAGGAGTTAAAATGGAAAACAAAAGTTTAAGGGATAAAATTGTTGATGTTTATCCAGAAATTGTAACTAACGGCATATTTTCTCAAAACTTAATCATATTGCAAAATGATTCAGACGGCCTTGGAGATTACATTGCAAAATGGGATTACTCCAAGCCAATCCCTGAAGGGCTTACGCTAGGCAAGCCCTCAGCATAATCTTGAGGGATTGTGTCGAGCTAGTCGTATAATCAATCGATATGGCCAGACTATGTGCAGCGGGTGTTCAGTTACGGGAGCAGATTGATGACGATTATCCTGATAGGGATCGTAAGTCTGATGGCTGGATTGCTGATGCTCGTCACCTCTCTAAAGGCACTTCTGACCATATACCAAGAGATGGAATCGTTAGAG